GATCTGACGACAACTGACCAGCCTAAGTCGTCACCCGTATATATCTCAACTACGTTTTTTGGGTTTGACATCGTGCCTATTAGAAACAGCTTCTGGCTTTTGCCAATACTGTTTAAAAACTGTTCACGATCAAGACACAATATGTTTATGTTTTTTACTTCAGCGGCTTTTGTCGCCATACTGAAACCGCAGAGAATACTTATGATTAGCATCTGAATAATTTTTCTTTTCACTAGTTTTTCCCTTTTCTAATACTTGAACCCATTCCAGGTAATTGCACTCTCTGCACTGGTCACCCTCGTAATAGTGCATGTGAAGGTAGCAAGGTTTTAGTTCAACGGGGGTTTCTTTTTCATGGTTTAGCAATTTGCGTGTCATAGTTCCTCACAGCTTATAGAGATGGGTAGAGACGGGTATGTGTTGTCCATCGCCATTAGGCACTGGTCCATATTTTCAAAGTTTATACGCAGCTCAAAGGGGAGGACTAGATGCAATATTATGATTAAAGTTGCCATTGTCTCAACAAGGACTTGATGTGATTAGTGGTTTAATTGTGCTTGAACCACTAAACTGTTTAAAGTAAAGCCTATCCCCTACTTTTAGGTCACCAAAAGGACTGAATGCGTAGACGTTTCCTACAACAGGTGTGTGAACAACGTGGCAACCGACATAAGCATATTCGCTGGGGTTGTTTCGTCCAGCCTGTTGCTGGCCAGGACTACACGCAGTTAATGCTGTTAAGATTGCAATCCATAAAATAACTTTTTTCATCCTCTTCTCGCCTCCATCATTTCTAGCGTAAACACGAGACGGTCTTGGTAGAACTTAGCTTTGCTTGCGTCTTCCAAAGCGCTATCTTTGTAAGGAAGTCGCCAGTTATACTTAATGACCTGTCCTCTTAAATAATCTATAAAGCCGTCAACACTTAACATTGCTTCAATTGCGTCTAGGCACTCTATACTACCTTGGTTATAGTGGGGTGGGCTGTTGATCATATCACTCATACTGGCTCCCTTTCTATTTTTGGTTGGCACATTAAAAGATATTTACTGTGGTTTTTAATCAGTATTTTTAAAGTCTGACGGCAAAAGTCAAAATGACCTATTAATGTTGTATCAACGGTGGGGTCTGGAAGAATAAGAAAAGGGTACATTATACGCATTTTCTTGTAATATGTATTTACGTTCATTGTATTGTCTCTGTGTTTTGGTCTAATTCTCCAGTATCTATATCGCAGCATAGCTTAATAGTGTTCAAGAGTTCAAGGTTGCGAATTTCGAGTTCTGTCTTTGGCAAATTAATTGATTCTTGATCGTATTTCTTAATTGAATTGCTAATCCAGCGAAGTGTTTTTTCATAATCTTTATTTGTAGTCATTGTTTTTCTTTCAGTTGCGCTTTGGAGGGAACTTCAGCGCAACTCCTGACAATTCCCTCCATCGCTATAACGTCAGCCTGCGGCCAAGCTATTTGGTTGACGCTAATTCTTTATATAATTCTACAGCGGCTAAATACCACTCTTTTGTTTGTTCAAAATGCTTCCATTCTTCCACTCTACGGCAACCATAAACTATTGTTGAGTGATCTTTAGCGTATTGCGTTGCTATTTGTGGCATAGAAGCAGTTGTAAGGCGTCTGGAAAGCCAGTAAGCGATCATTCGGGGCCATGCGACCTCTCTTGCGCGTCTGTGGCTTACAAGCTCAAATATGGTCATGTTAAAACGCTGGCATACTCGTATCTGTATTTGTGCAAGAGATACTTTTTGTCTGTTGAAGTTTTCGTCTGCAATTATTTTCTTTACTTCTGATATGTCAATTTTGAGGAAACTTGCAGCGTCTTCTTGTGTCATTATCATGGCGTCCTCCTGTAAAGGTGGGAAGAGGAAACAATTGGAAACCTCTTCCCGATAAATTTTTAATTAAAGTTAGGCATATCATCATCTAGATCAAAAGGATCTTTATTTGAAGGCGTTTTATCAAATGCGGGTTTCCCACCGCTTTCTGATTTGCTGCCTAGTAATTTAAAAGAAGAACCAAAGCCCATGATTATTTCAGTTACATAGACTTTCTTCCCTTCTTTGTCTTCCCAGTTGCGGTATTTAAGTTCGCCTTGAAGGAATACTTTAGTTCCTTTTGTGGCATACTTTTCAATAACGTTATCGATGAGCTTTTCATCAAAAGTAATAACTTTGTGCCATTGAGTTTCTTTATTATCTCCCCAGCCTGTTTCTGAGGCTACGGAGAATGAGCAGACTTTTTTGCCTGTTTTGGTGTTTCGGACTTCAGGGTCGGCTCCGATATTACCGATGATGGTTGCTTGACTAAACATAGGTCTTCCTTTCAGTGTTATGCAAATTCAGATTTCTTAGCTTGCAGGGTTTGGTTTACGAGTTGTCCGTTAGTTTTTGACTCTTTGTAGCAGAGTTCTAATTCTTTGGTATTCATTGTCAGCCAAAGTTGGCGAGTTTGTTCATCTTTGCAAGATTCTAGACCAGCGATTGCTGTGTCTTTCCATTCATCCCAAGGATCGACTTCAAAGGGTGTTTCAGATGTTTTATCTGCTATGTCATCCTCTGAGTATACATGACCAGCGAGACCAACAAGCTTTAGGATTACGCGATCTTTAGCACGCTTCTCTGCCATTGCCCAAGGGTATGCGTTCTTATTGTTTTTAGGTGCAGCCTCTCCTACCGTCCATTCAACACGATCTCCATTGTCGCCGGTTACAAGTATTGCAACGGATGTACCATCGGAATGCAGCACTTGTTTGAACGTGGTGTTGATACCAGCTTTGGCGGCTACTAATTCTATTGATTTATGGTACATTACCCACGTACCGTGGCAGTCCCAAAGTGCTTCTTTTGGTTCCATCTCGTATATTTTGAGTATGTCTTTAATTGCTTGTGATACTGCTTTAGCCATTGAATAATCCTAACTGTTGGTTGCTTATTGAGTATTCAGCAAAAGTTGAACTTTTACCAAATCGATTTTTGCGAGTGACCATTTCGGTATTTATGATGTGACCATTATTTCTTAGGTCATTGATTCGTGCTGGTAGTCTCACACAACCAAATTGATCGTAAGCGTCTAATTGCGTGATTTTGGCTCCAGATATTAAAGAATCTAGAATCATTTTGCACTGTGATAAGCTACTCATATGATGCTCTCCTATTGAATATGAACGCTGAGTTTATTCTTTTTGTTGCGTCTGACTTCGATGCCATAGCCAGTGACTTTTCCATACATTACAGGCAGTTCATTTACGATTATTTTGATGTCATCTTTAGCCTCTTTATTTTCTTTAATGGATTCTTCAGTTGCAAGTATTCGAGCAGCTTCATTTGCCCAGTTATTATTTTTTAGCTTTTCGATGTCGAGTGTTGGTAATTCGCTTGTTTCGATCTCAACAGGTTCTGGTGCTTCGCCTTCTTTGCTTTCTGGTGGAGTCTCGTTGATAATGTGCCACCAGAATGCTTCTTCACGTTCTCGTAGCTGCGCCATGTGCTTGTAGTTGACTTTAATCTTAATGATGTCGCCAAGGATATTTCCCCATATTGGAGATAAGATCATCCACTCTGCTTTGGTTTGGAAGTGTGCATTGACAATCTGAGTATTGTGCGTCAGTTGCCAATAGTAGCTAGATGTGAGGCGATCCTCTTGAGTCTCTCCTGCAATAAAGCTTCCAGGGTAAGTGTGCTTGGCGTCTATGACGGTGTAAAGACCGTCTATTTCGAGTACTGCGTCTGGATGGCAAGCAATATATCCTGCGCCATGTATGCGTAGAGGTTCGTCTTCATGGTGCTGCCACTGCCTACCTGCACCTGTGATATCCCAGCCTTGGTTTCGAAATTGAAACTCAAGGTTGAGGTCTTCGGTGCAAGATCCAAGCTGGACAGGGAATACTTTGGTGAGGTCTTCTTTAGGCGTAATGCCCATAATCTCGTTGTAGACTTGAAGCCATTCTCCATTCCAGATTTTCTTCGCGGATGTGCCGCCGATATATGGTTTCATAGTTGGTCTCCTTCAGCGCGGTTTTAAAGATTTAAGTGCGGAACTGCCGCTTAG